TTGTACTCCTGCTGATCCGTATCGTGCAACTCGTCCTGGGACATCGATAACGCCCCGTAGATTAGCACGGTATGGGATACCAGCAACTAACTCGTCTGGGTTCTCATAGAGTTGCCAGTAGTTGAATGGATTAACCACACGCTTTTCTAATTTGTCGAATGCCTTCTCAAGTAACTCTTCAGTCCAGCCATGATCTTCGTAGCCAGCCAATTCAAGTGAGACACCATACTTGTTTGCAAGGTTCCACAACTTGTTTGCGTTCTGCAAATCAATGTTGCCTATCTTGTAATCAATTTTTTTCGACAAAAGTTTTCTGGTCTCCTCTTCAACCAATGCAATTACTACATCGGTAAGGCACACCACCTGGAGAGAGGAGACATTTGAGATGTCCCCGCCTTTCATATGACCTCTACTTTAGCGTACTTGACCACGAAGTCACGGAACTTTTTCGGATCATCGCTTGCCTCTACCGCTAGGTCCTCAGAGATGTCTGTAGGAACAAGTATTGAGTAGTGACCTTTGTTGTAACGCATCTTGTTTTGAACAAAGAGTGTGTGCTTGCATGAGGCTGTCTTACGCCATACAGGGCAGTTGCATCGTGTCTTCTTTGTTTCAGTATCGACTTCGACTTCAAAGATGCCAGCAGCCTGAGCAGAGATAAATACTTGAATAGTTCTCCAAGGAGACTCCATGCTCATACCTCTCATTGTGCTGCTCGCAGGTCAGAACCAATGATAGGGACTCGGATAAATGCTTCGTGTGCGAAACTTGCCATCGCTTCTTTGTACTCCGCTTCCCAATCTTCTAGTCTAACATTTGTAGTTACGATTGTGGGCAGAGCCTTGTCGTATCTTAGTCTGAGAATCTCATCAAATGAACTGTCGTCATACTTAGATCCATACTCTTTACCAAGATCATCAATCACAAGTATGCGAACATTAAGCCAGTCAAACTTCGAGCGTCCGTGAAAGCCATCAAGTTCATAAACCATATTGCGCTTATCATCGTGATCCGCATCGAAGGTTGACTTTTTTCTGGACAAAAATTCTGGATAGGTCATGTAGTAAATTGGCCTAGCGCTTAGCCCGTAATCAGATGCTGTCAATCCCAGTATCTTTGCAGCCTCAACATCATCTTCTGGAAGTCTGCGGATGAACTCCATAGCAGCAACTACTGCATGTGTTGTCTTGCCAATTCCTGGACCGCCATCAAACAAAAGACCAACGCCGTTGATACCGATGTTGCCAATCTGCTTGATGACCTGACCACCGATTGCATCATCAATCCACGTCGATACCTCGCTAGGAAACTCTCCAGCCCTATCGATAATGTCCTGTTGCTCAAGACCTAGAAAGCGACGTGGGATATTTGAAGTACGCAGTAGCCAGTGCTTCTTTAAAGCAGACAGTTGATTGATGTCGTACATGATCCCCCCTCAGGATTTATTAGAAAGTTCCGCCAGAAGGCTCTACGTAAGCAACCTTGTACTCAAGCACTCCAGCAAATGACGTTGGCTTGCCCTTAACATCTACTGCTTCTCCTGCAACCATCTTCACTGACTTGCGTGGAGTCATCTCTGCAACCTGTGTCTTGATCCAACGCTTTGCCGCTGATGCGTTCTTCCATGCAGAGCGGTTTGCTTTTACAACAACCTCTTCACCAGCGCCAGAACCAAGTCGAACATTTGCACCTTCATAAACGTTACTGATGCTTACTTCAGCAATCCATGCTCCAGCCTTTTCTGGATTCAGTACGATTGATGCCGCAAACCGTTGTGTCATCTTCTTAGCCATTTGTATTCTCTTTCTTCAGTAGGTACTTAATAGTCTTACGTAACTGCATGTTCTCTCGCATAAACAAAACCATCATCAAACATGATCCAGCAAGTGCAATCATGATTGCGATCATTGTCCCTGTATCTAAAATCATTTAGTTGCTCCCAATCGTTTTTCGTATCGCTCTAACTGTGCACGACCAGATAATGAATTCTGGAAGACCTTGCCATCACTGGCGGTTAGGGTTGAGACCTTAACAGATGTATCGACCTTAGCATTTACTTTGTTCAGCCCCAAATTCTCACGGGCTTGATTCATCTTCTTGCCAAAGGATGCAAGGTACAACTTGTAGAGGTGAGGTGCTTCATCGCCAATATTCTGGAAGTTGCGCTCATCTGCCATGAACAGTTTGAGCAACTCCAACTCGACTAGGGCTGTGGTTTGGTACTGCTTGCGGAACTTGCTGAGTGCTCCTGACAACTGTCTGACGTTGACCGTACCTGGGAGGAGCGGGTAGCGTTTACCAACTCGATATGAGAATTCAGCAGCGACGTCCATGGGAGTCCATTCATGCTCAGGTCGCTTGCCTCTGGTCTTTGGGTCTGACTTGCGGATCTTCGGCTGAACAGCATCCCGCTCCTCAACAAGGCCGAAGCCTGCAAGATTGTCTGAATCATCTTCCCATTTTCTCATAGGTACTCGTATCTCTTTCATTGAAACACCTTCGGTGTTTCTAATATCTTTTAATTGATTACTATCTTTGCTATTAGGTACTAATGACTTATTAGTAATATGGCTACGTGACTTATAGTCATGTGAGGTGTGGACATTTGCGTCCCCTAGGCTATAGGACTCTAGCGTTCCACTTGGGCTTGTAATGTCCAGTAAGTCTATGCCACGGTATCCGTTGGCTCTTTTGGTCCGAGTTCGCTTGATGAAGCCAGCCTCTTCCAAGGCGATAAGGCCTCTACGGACGGTCTTCTCATGGACGTTGCCAGTCTCTATACCAAGTTGGGCTGCTGAGGCTTTTAAACAGCCTTCAGAGCCCGCTAAATGGCATATGGTGGCCAAGAGTCGGAACTGATAATCGGTCAGGTTGGCGCTATAGGCCTCGTGTGGGATTCTCACGGCGTGTCGTCACCGAATGGGTTGATGTCCTTGGATCCTAACTCTTCTTCCAGCCGTGCCGTGATGGTGTCCATCAGGGTATCTAGAACTGATGAGGCGATATAGGCAGAGAAGACCTCAATGAAAGATGTCAGGCTCTCCTGCATGGCATCAAAGAGTTCTTCTGTAGTGTCTTCCGTGTAGTCCATCTCGATGGCATTGAGTGTCCCCTTGATGTTCCACATCTCAAGTCCAAAATCCTCCAGCGAGTGAATGATCATGTGAGCCTCATCTGAGTCATCCCATGCAATGGCAAGGATGTCATCTGGGGTAATTAGGTTGAGTAGTTCCTTGATTGGGTTGGAGCAGATGGTGATCTGCTCTGAGTCATCCTCTAATCCATCGATAGTAGTCTCTACATCTACATAGAGTTTAAAGTCTGCACCCTGTTCCTTTACGGCATTAATTGCAGTCTCTGTAAATACTCCTCTAGTAATTACTGGAATAAGAACTTCACTCACATCTTCTTTGCCGAGTAATTCTACAAGCGGGTAGTACACATCAGCGCTTGGATCAAAAGTTAATAAGATCATCCGTTTCATATCTTGCCCCTATAGTCGTGGTAGTCGTTGTTGTACAACCCTTGGTTTATTTAAGTACTTACTCAATAGAAGTGCAACTGTAGCGATAGCAGGTACTGCAATTATGAATTGCATACTTAATGAGTTTTGAGATATTAAAGCGCCAAAACTTAACGGCAATGTTAAGAACTTATTGAGTAGAGGAACACCAAAAAACCCTGTCGTAACAAGTTCTATGAACTCTATGACATAGGTAACTGCAACTCCAGCAATGAGGATCGTGATAAGTAGGTCAACCATGACCTGGAGCCTACACCGTTAGGTTGGTATATTCCACCCCAGCAAAAGAACGGACACGCCAGAAGGAGTTAGGAGGAACCCAACTGTCAAGCGTTTGTGCTAAACGAGGGATCTTAAAAGGCTTGTTAGGGTATAGATGTGTAGGGGATTCGTTAGGGGTTCCTTCCCATACAGCACCAAACTGTGAGGCAAGGTTCCCGTCGTAGTAGTCAGAAGCGAATGGGGATGCCTCTAGTTGCACAGCGTCAACCCAAACTTCTTCTCCTGAGTCTGTGTCAAACTCAATGTTTGCAGTTGCCGTCAACTCAACAGCGACGTCATCTGCATCTACGTAAGTTGTGACGGTAAATCTTTGCCAATCAGTGCTGAGTGTAAATATGCTATTCACTTCCGCTGCTAATCCAACTCCGTCATCTTTTGGTGTAAGAGTGACTGTTCCAGTGCTGGTCGTAGAACCTTTAGCATAGAAAGAAAGTGTGTAGTACTTGTCTAGTACTGGTAGAGATCCAGTAGTTGTTTCTATTGTGGCTCCAGAAGAGATGTCAATGTTAAGTGACTCTGTTCCGCCACTGATGTCATCTGGAGCAACAGATACCACTGAATTACTCGTTGCTGTGATGCTCCATTGATTGGTGTTCTCTTCAAAGGACGGATTCTTGATGTAATTAATTTTACTGGAATCCAGGAAAATATCAATTGCTCTTGCTTCATCGTAGTCAACTGTGTCTCCTGCTTGAACACACACCTGGTCTACATAGTAAGTACCAGCAGCAGAGTATGAGATTCCAAGAGATGCATACTTTGCTTCTAAAGTTTTTACTGCACCAGTTCCTGTAGCAGTTCCTGTGTAAGCATTTGCAACTGTAAAGGTATCTGAGGTAACCGCTGTAATTGTTACGTTACTTAAGTTAACAGCCGTTGTAGAGAACCCAGTAATTGTTACTACTGAACCAACAAGGTAGGTGTGAGGATCGTCTGTAGTGTAGACAATAGAACCTGATGACCCCACTGCTCCTGTTAGCACTGCTGTCTGAGCCGCTGGTGCGTCCGTGATAAGGCTTGCACTCTTCCAAGTGTTGTTTGCAGCAACTGCTGTTCCTGCTTTGCTAAATAGCAAGGTTGTATTCTTATCGTAGTAATAGATTCGTGGAGTTATGTTTCCTGCACTTGTAGGAGACTTTAACTTTAAAGACATAATGTACTCGGTACCAGCCGTTACTGGAACACCTTTAGTAATGGGCAGTAAGTTTCCAAGACTCATCAATCCCGCACTACTTGCAACAATCTTGCATGTATCTGTTCCATCAATAACGTTGTCGCCAGTGTCTGCTACTTGCTCTGTGCTTGAGGTGATAGTGGCGTTAGTTGCTGTCCAGTTTCCGACAGACTCGTAGAAGGTGCTGTCTTGTACAGACAGTAATAGGTTTGGAGAAACAGTGATTGTTGGTGCGTATCCCGTTAAAGATTCTGCGTAAGTCTGGATACCATCGGATAACCCTCTATGAGTATACATAAAGATTGCTTCACGAATAAGGCGCTTTTGATTTCTTACTGGAAGATTTGGCTCTAAGTCTAAACCAAAATTCAATGTCTCAATAGGAAGTAACGCAAATGCACCAGACTCAAAAGAGTGGTTTGGTCTTAGCAAGTCAATTTGAGTTAACAGTTGTTCGTAGGTAAATGACATACCTTCCATAAATGCGTACAGTGTTGAGTTCTCATCTGTAACACCTAGCGGGCTTTGGATCTGACTTGTAAATACTTTTGGAATAATATCCATAATTCTTTTTTGAGCATCGTGGTCTGAAGGAACAGTGTCTGTAATCTGTCCAGCAACCACCCAGTAACCAGTGTCGATGAATAGAAACATTCGATAGTAAACCTGTTGACCAGGCGTAATAGATGGGATTACAACTTCAGCATCATCAGAGTCAACAAACGTTGATCTAGTTACAGTTCCTTCACTTGCAGATTCTTCCCAAATTACAATTCCATCTTCTGCTGTTTCTGGAAATCCTGATTGATTTCTTACTAAACGAATCTTTGTAAAGTTTCCTGTCGGGCTTTGCCATCCAACACGAGTCTTAGTAAAGTCCAAGACAACCAAATCCATTGGTTCGACAGAGAAAGCAAGGCGTGGCTGTAGGCCATACTTTGCACTTGCATAACTAAAATTACCGTAACGTGCCACGAGTTAAGTGCTCCTTAGCAGCCAGCAAGCAGGAAGGCGCTCAAAGGATCTGCGCCAGTGACTACTGTAGTCCAAGAGGCTGTCGATCCATTGGTTACTAGATACTTACCGTCGTTACCTGACTGAGAAGGCAAAGCATCAAATGTTTCCCATGCGGTTGCATAATCAGAGCCAGAGGTCTTAGTTAAGACTTGACCATCAGTTCCTCCTGTAGGAACAGCGGTGTACATGTCGTACAGTCCGTACTCAATGTTGGCTAGTCGATCTTTTAATGAGTTCCAGTTGGTTGTAATGACGTCAAAGGATCCGACCCATCCAGAACCAGTCTTAATTAAGGTACCTAGGTTTGTTTGAATTGAGTTAACTTCTTCTTGCAGAGTATTGACGTGCTCGGCAAGGACTGTGTCGATGAAGTCTGTCTTGACACTAAATGACTTAATCGATGATGGGTATGTGGCTGTCACGGTCTTCCTTTCAATTCAATGTATCTATTTTCGTTGGTTTATTGCCTATTTACTGCCTGAACTCAGGCTATCTGGTTCATCGTGACTATGAGTGAGGGGATTGCTGGTGAGGGACTACTTGCCCCATTTGCCTCTAAAGCAATATTGGTAGTGGTAGTAGACCAGGCTAGTTGAACGTATTCATCGTGTTTTAGGGTTACGAAGAAGTTCCACGCTGCTACAGCATAATTTCCAGAACCGATGTTTATTGATGTTGAAGAGTTTGTAACAGGTGCTCCATTTTTCTTTAACCAAATATAGGCGTTACTTCCAGACCCACCACCTCCACCAGTTCTGTGGTGTAGTTGAGCAGAGAATTGGAGGTTGTAAGTTCCATTCTCTTCTACAGTAAACTTTGATCCGTCAACTACAGAGATGCCCTCTGACAAATCTGTGGTATTTACTGTCATGATTTTTTCGGTGTCTATTGCAGTTACAGTTTGATCGGATGTACTAAACCAAGATCCGTAAGCAAAAACTCCTTGAACATCTTTTTGAGCACTAAACTCTCCTATCCATACTGGATAGTCGGGGTCTCCTCCGTCGTACATGATGAATACGCCAGATTGTTTTGCTGGAGGTCTTTTAGTGGACAGAACAGGCCAAATCCAATTAGTTACTTCTGTTCCTGTAGGTGTATTGACACTGGCTTTTATTCTTCTCAAGTTTTGAGGATCATTGTTATCAACAACGATTCCTCTGTATATCCCATATAGTCTTTTGATATCCATTACGCCTCAGTAATGTTTAAGTTCTCTTCCAGTAAACGGAAGATTTCATCTGCTCCACCTACTAGAGAGGCATTAAGCGCTGCTGATCCTCCTGTAAGAAATAGTTGTGTGACTCTAGCAGTCTTTACTCCAGGCACTTGTTGAAGAACAAACTCAAGGTCTTGTGGATAAATTGTGTCTTGGAAGTTCATTCCTACATATCCAAAGTCAGTAAGTAATCTGTTCTTAATGGCAGTCTCAACTTCGGTTGAGGTGTACTGATTTAATTTTGTGTATGTAAAACTGACTGTGATGTCTACGTATACAGGAGGAGATACAGTGACTGTTGTTCCTAGCAAGACCTTATCTGCTAAGTAGTCTGCAACGTCTGTTGAGATATTATCCCATTCAACTGTTGTATCCCCAGCATCATCTAGTCCTGGGGCAAGGTCTGAGTCAACTGCAGTTCTAGTTGGAGCAATGTACACAGTGACTGATGTCCATATTGTTGCTTCGGCGTTTGCTTTTCCAACACCAGTTACTGCTAGAGATAAGTCAGCATAATCTTGCAGTGTTACTGCTCTGTTGTTTGCACGAAGAGCAAGTGCTGCCGCAGTACGAATTTGATCAGTCTCTTCTGGATCTGATCCTCCTAGTGCTGGGTCAGGATTTGTTACAGAGATTATGCTTTGAAGTGCTGAGATTTGGATCTCAGATAGTCCTGGTACATAATCAATAACAGTAACAGTATCTGGAGAGACGTTACCAAAAGATCCTCCACCAACTGTGTAGATTGCTCTAATCTCTGAGTAGAGTGTTGGGATAACTCCTGATACTCCATCTCCAAATAAGACTGTAACGATGTCGTCTTCATCTGTAGAGACAGTGAACACCTGATCGGTTGGGCCAAAGTCAAGGAGGTGCTGTACCTGTGTCCACTTAGTGTAGATGTCACCATCTTGCACGTAGATCTGCACAGAGTCGTCAACAGCAGGTGTCTCACCTAATTCAAATCTCATTGCTGGAAGACCTGTTGATGTTCCGATAAGTTCACCGTTAGTGGTTGCGTTGTCTGATACAAGGATAACTGATCGTCCTTCTCCAGCCGTTACTGTCTCTGTTCCAGGAGTTGCTCCCACCGCTGCTGGAACCACCGCATCTGCGCCAGTTGTAAAGTAAACAATTTGAACTGTATCGCCAATAACTACTTCTCCAGTAACGACTGTTCCTTCAGGAATTGTTACAGAAGCGGCAGATGTATTACTGAACTCTAGAGTTACATATGCTTGACGATAACCTGCAGGTGTGTATCCGTAGGTTTGTGCAATGTTGAGTACGCTATTGCGTTGGGTTGCTGTTGTAAGGAATGCCTCATTAGCATTTCGATCAATATAGTAGGAGAGCATATCGCCCATGTAAGCAAATGCTTCAACCAGTGCGACACCGAAGTCTGCTGGGTCAGCCGCTGTCCAGTCAGGTACACGGTCTTGAATACGTGCAATTAATTCTTCTCGAATTGCAAAGTAGTCTTTGCTTGTGTAATCAATCGATACGGGGATAGTTGATGGTGGGGTTATGCTCACAGGTTCTCCTCAATTGCTATAGTGTTTCCTTCAATTCTGATTAACCCGATAGAGGTGCTAATGACCTCATCATTTGGTAAAGAGTAAATTATATCTACCTG